GAGAAGGCCGCCCAACTATTAGCAAACGGCGGCCATGTCATTGCTATGTCTCAGTCGTATAAACAGCTGAGCATTGTATTGATGCACGAAATCCAAGAGCGACTGAGATACCACGGCCTAGAATTTAAATACAACAAACAAGAAATGCGTATAGAAGTCCCCGCCACTGGCGGGATTGTATGGGGTTTCTCCTCTGACTCAATCGAGTCGCTTCGTGGTGTGACAGCCGACTGTGCTATCCTAGACGAAGCGGCTCTTTTTGATAAGTACTGTTTCGAGGTCGTGGCAGGTCGCCTACGTCGAAACAAACTCCCCTACCAAATCTTCATCACCACGACTCCTCGTGGACGAGACAATTGGGTGTTTGATATGTGCCAACGAGCTACAACGCATTACATCCAAGCCGCTACATGGGATAATCCATTCCTCGGCAAAGAATATATCCAACAATTGATGGAAGAATACGAAGGAGCGTTCGCTGCTCAGGAGCTGGAAGGCTCATTCGTAGACATGGAGCTAGACGATCAGTTAATCAGTCTAGCCGAACTACGGGCAGCGATTGACCGAATCCCATTTGATACGGACGAGCCAAAGATTGCCGGGCTAGACATTGCTCGCTTTGGTAAAGACACCTCGTGCTTTCTAGTTCGAGAGGGGAATAATATCCCGTTCTTGAAATACGTCGCCAACTCCACATTAACCGATCTCAAACGAAAAGTAATCGAGTGGGTGATGGAGACCGGACCTCAATATCTCGTCATTGACGGCGTGGGGATTGGAGCCGGGATGGTCGATGAACTCAAAGAGAAATTAGTCGGAGTCTGTAAGATCGTAGAATTTAATGGTAGTTTTGCTGCTAAACGTGGCGATAAATATTCTAATTTAAGAACAGAGACCTGGGTATCCATGAGAGATTGGATACGTGAAGCAGGCTCGCTGCCAACAGGTAACAAGGTGATGGAATTGGCCAATGTGATCTACATTGCTGATGCTAAAGGCCGGATGGCCCTTGAATCCAAGGACCAATTGAGACGAAAAGGAAAACCTTCGCCGGATTTCGGCGATGCACTGTCTATGACTTTTGGGGTCCATGCTAAAAGCAGGGAAGTTCAGAAGAAGATTAGAAGTTTAACTAGATTTAGAGGTCTAGGGAAAGTATTTGCAGGTTAGCTATGGCCAGAGTAACACAAAAAGAAATTAAACAGAGACAGCGCATCCAAGATCGGATGCAACGGATGAACGAGTACCACAACAAAACGTATGACTACGTGAAGGATCAACTGGAGTTTGCCTCTGGAGATCAGTGGCAAACAAATGTTCGAGCCGAACGTCAAAAAGACGGACGACCCACCGTAGTTCTCAATCTCACGAAGTCCTACATTAACCGAGTGGTGAATCCGGTTCGGATGAACCCTATTGGCGTGAATGTCGGGACCGACAACAAAGAATTGACAGATCTCTTGTCTGGGATTATCCGACAAGTAGAAGTTGAGTCCAGAATGAAGGAAGTCACAGACGTGGCGTATGAGAACGCCGTAACAGCCGGACTCGGCTGGTATCGTCTCGGTACTGACTACATTGATGACGACTCTCTCGAGCAGAAAGTCACAGTGGACATCGTGAGAAATCCGATGAGCTGTTGGCTTGATCCATACTCCAAGCGAGCCGATGGATCCGACGCAGAGTTTGGCGCTTTCATCGAATATATAGATCAAGAAGCCGCCGTAGAACAATACGGCGAGGATGCCGTAGGTCAAGGGCTCGGCGGTGTGGATATTTTCGAACATTGGACAGTTCCAGAGGATTCTGTCGCAGATTTCACCTATTATGAGCTAGAATCTGAGAAGATTCAGCGATATTGGTACGAAAACGGCACAACTACTGACGGACAACCCAATCCAAACAAGCCATACGTGAAAGCCCGCACGATTGAGAAGAAACAAGTGCGTGCGATTCGCTATATAGGTAATAAAAAGATTGAAGAAGCCTTAATCCCTATCCCATTCATCCCATTAGTGCCGGTTTACGGCGATCATTTGATGCTAGACAACTATTCTGACGTTCATTTGGCGGGGATCGTGCATTGGATCAAAGATTCACAGCGAATGGTGAACTATTATGGCTCAAACGAGTTAGAATTAGCAAGTTTAGCTCCGAAATCGCCTTGGGTGATTGCCGAAGGACAGATTGAGGGCTATGAAGAAGATTGGCTAAACGCCAACCGCATTGCAACGTCTGCTTTGACTTATAAGCCAGATGCGTTGGGCGGACAGATGGTCCCTCCTCCGATGCGGGCAGATAATCAAGCCCAAACGGGCGGCTTAATGGCTTCTCGCCAAAAAGCACAAGAAGACATGGGTCGTGAGATCGGTATTTTTGATAATATGTTAGGTCAAGTGGAAGCTGCCAACGAAAGTGGCAAGGCTGCGCTATTACGCGCCAACCAAGGAGAGCTTCCCACTGCCCACTATCTTCAAAATCTCGAACAATCGATCGCTCAAGTAGGGCGTGTGATGTTGTATTTACTCGCCTGGGTAGGCGATACTCCACGTATGGTGGGAGTTCGTGACGCTCAAGGTCAGACTAAATACGTCGAAACCACCCTATCTGAGATCTTAACGCCGAAAGTATTGAAGAATGCTTCGATTGAGACAACTGCAGGCCCGGCTTATGAATCTCGCAGACGCGAGAGTATTAATGCTATCATGCAGATGGGTCAAATCATGCCAGAGAAAATGGGCGTGATGGCTGACATCCTAGTAGAGAACATGGACGCTCCAGGCTCAATAGAGATTGCTGAGCGACTACGTAAGCTGCCGGATATTCAAGCACTTCTAGACGAAGGTGAAGGACCGACGAAGGAAGAACTCGAACAGCAACTTCAAGGCGCACAAGCTCAAATGGCTCAGCAGCAAGACACTATGGGCAAAATGGAAGGCATCATCAAGCAGCTTCAAGCTAGAATCATTGCAGACGATAAAGATCGCCAAGCGGATATGGCTAAAACTCTCATCAAAGAGGAAGGCGCTCTCGCTCGTGAACGAATGAAACAAGTCGGAGAAGACGAGAGAGCAGCCCTCAAGATAGAGGCGGATGCTGAATCTGATATGCGATCCCTAGCCGGAGATGTTCTGAAAGCAGAGCAGAAAGCCGACATTGATCTGACAGCCAATTTCACGGCTGAGGACTACGTTCCTCCAGTCGCAGGTCCATTATCTACGGATAAAGCCGACACCGCTGAGGTTTCAGCGAGTATCGACAAAACGCTAGGTAAATAGATTGTGAATAAAATGTTGACAGATTGTGGATAAATAAGATAGATTTAAGGTAGCCCGCACCTAAAAGCGGGTATCCTACTCAGGGATCAAACTGAGGATATTTAACGAGAAGAGGCTCGGATGGACAATGAACAATCCCTCGATTTAGTTGAGCCTGCCGTACAGGCAGAACCCACAGAACAACCCTTAGCACAGGAACCGACTTCAACCCCGGAACCCGAGGGAAACTTAGAACCCGCAGAAACTGGGACTACCGAGGCATCGGAGACTCAAGAATCAGAGGGTGAAAAGGCAGAGCTACCAAAAGGCATCGAGAAGCGACTAGCGAAACTGACTGCAAAGAAGTATGAGCAAGCCGATAAGATCGCAGCCTTAGAGCGACAGAAACAAGAGTTAGAAAGCAAACTTGCTAGTCAAGCGCCGAAGACTCGCGAAGACTTCGCTTCCGAAGAAGACTTTATTGATTACAAGGTCAATTCACAGTTAGACAGCCGCTTGCAGGAACAGCAGTTCACACAACAAGCGGAACAGATCAAACAACAGCAAGCCTCTGTGCAAGCTGAGATGTGGAATGAGCGAGTCAGTTCAGTTACTGAGGAAATCCCAGATCTACTCGACGTAGTTGGGAGTGTTGATATTCCAATGCCGGTGGACGCATTACAGGTGATTAGTGAGTCGGATCAAGGTCCGCAGATGGCTTATTACCTCGCGAAAAACCCCATGGAGGCTCAACAGCTCAACTATATGGACCAGAGGTCTAGAGATCGTAAGCTGATGCAGCTTGAGATGGAATTGAAGATGGGTGTTAAAACCGTCGGAACCACCAAGCCTGTGACACAAGCGGCCCCTACTCCAAAGTCTAGCGGCGGGAGAGCTGGCGCACCTGCTTCCATGGAAAACCTCTCTACCGAGGAATGGATGAAAGCCAGGCGCAAACAAGTTCGAAAACGCTAAATCGGGGCCAAAGCGCCCCACGTAAAAAAGGAAAGATCACATGGCAAATTCTATTTTGACCCCAGATCAAATCACACGTGAGTCGCTACGCGTCCTTCACGAGAAACTCACATTCGTAGGCTCGATCAACAAGCAATACGATTCATCATTTGCATCTACTGGTGCTAAAATTGGCGATACCTTACGTATTCGTAAGCCTGCTCAATTCAAAGTACGTCGCGGTATCGTGATGGACTCTCCAGTTCAAGACTACGTTGAGCAGACTGTACCTCTTACAGTTCAAGACATCGTTGGTGTTGACCTTGAGTTCACAGACCTAGACTTGACATTAGAGTTAGACGACTTCTCAAAACGCATCATCGAGCCAGCTATGTCTCGCATCGCTGCTGACATTGAGCAAGACGTTCTACGTACTGCATCTGGTCAATCAGTTGTTTCAGCAGGTTCTGCGGCTGATCTTTGGAAATCAATCTTGATCGCACAAGCGTATCTTGATAACTTAACTACTCCTCGCGACAACAACCGTTGTGTTCTTATCGACACGTTGATGCAAGTTGACCTAGTTGATACTCTAAAAGGTCTTTTCCAAGATTCTTCTGAGATCTCTAGCCAATACCGCGAAGGTATGATGGGTCGCACAGCTGGTGCTGACTTCTATCAGTCATCTTACATCCCAACAACTGAGACTTCTCCAGAAGCATCATTTGCGATTGTAAGTTTCTCTGACGGAGACCCAAATGTAGGTTCTGCTGCGGGTGCAACAATGACTATCACTGCTACTGGCGCTGGTACGATTCCTAAAGGCACTCAGTTCGAGCTAAACAACGCGGGTTCAGACGCTTTTGCTGTTCAGCCGGAGACTAAGAAGAAATTCGTAGGTCAAAAGGTTTATGTAACTGCTCAAGCTGACGTAGTTATCGCAGGCGCGGGTGACGTGGTTGTTCCAATCGCTGCTCCAATCGTATCTGCTGCTGACGCGGCTCGCCAGAACATCTCTGATGCTCCTGTGACTGCTGATGCGATCACTGCTGATCTACAAAAGTCACTTGTGTTCCACAAAGACTTCATGACTTTCGCATCTGCTGACCTTCAACTTCCTCGCGGAACAGACATGGCTTCTCGCCAGACTTTCGAAGGCATCTCAATGCGTCTAGTACGTGACTATAACATCCAAACTTCGGACTTCCCAGTTCGCTTTGACGTACTTTACGGTACTAAAGTGATCCGTCCTGAGTACGGCGCAGTTGTAGTAAAAGGTTACTAACCTAACGGAGCCCTTCGGGGCTCCTTCTTTTATGGAGTTTATATGTTAATGAAGCACACGGCCAAAGCGCCTACCCAAAACAGTAATGATGCGATCATCGCCAAGACCACAAAGATTGTGGAAGAAGTGAAGCCTAAGAAGAAGGCAAAGAAGAAATCAACTAAGGAATAGCAATGAAAACTGCTAGAGATCTAATCCAACAAGCCGCTAAGAAAGCGGGCGTTATTGAAGCCATCGAGGCTCTAGAATCTCTAGAAGCGAGCGATGCCTTACAAGAACTAAATGATATTATTGATGGATGGAACATCGATGCCTTATTCCCTTATGTGAATGAGGAATACACCGTTTCCACTCCCACTCTAGAGCCAGGCAAAATCAAGATCGGTCCTGCGACAGAAGGCTCTGTCGATGTAGACGCAGCGAGACCCAATCGAGTGATCTCTGTTGCGATCAACAAGGACGGCAGATATTTCCCTCTAGACTACGTAGCGCCTAATGACGTGGCGACCTCCAATTTTAGGAACGCCTCTGCTATGACAGGCGGCATTCCGATCTATTATACAGTGCATACGACATACCCAATCGCAGAGATAGAGATTTTCCCTGCTACGGATGCTTTTCCGTTTTTCATAACATCTCAGAATGTCGTGAGCGCCAAGACTTTAAATGACACGATCAGCCTCCCTGCCGGATACTATCCAGCTCTAGTGGCTGAGTTAGCCGTCATACTTGCTGCTGACTACGGGAACACGGAAATGATCCCACAGTTAGAGAAGACAGCCAAAGAGAGGCTCGCTCGTGTGAAGCGATTGAATAATCGTTCGAGAAGAATGTCTCACGATGGCACTCCACGTGGCTCAGGCTATTGGGACATCACTACTGACGTATATATTTAGGAGCAGAAATGGCCAGAGTTCTTGTCCAAGACTGGATCGCCCAAACCTATCAAGCTCGGAGCCCAAACTCTTCGAGCCGTAGGACGTTAAACTGTTATCCACAAAGCACAGAAGGCGAAGGTAAATTCCCGACTGAGCTGATCGGCACGCCAGGCACAACCACTTTCACTAAACGTGAAATGGACCCCGTGACGATCCTGGCGATTCAGGGTAGTGGAGCAACCCCCAACGTGGTGACAGTCACCACAACTGAGGATAATAACTTCATTCCCGGCTCTGTGATAAACATTGAAGGCACGTCAGACTATGACGAGCTTGAAGTCGTGGTGATAGAAGTTATCACTGCCTCTCAATTCACCTATCAGACATTTAACAACACCTCGTCAGTCGCTAACTTAGGCGGCGAAGTCGTCGCTACAGGCGAATCTCCGATCTCAGTAGTTTCTGAGAATGCGAGCTGTCGAGGCTTATACACCACCTCCACCGGACGAGTCTTTACTTGTTTTGAGGGAGAGGTTCTAGAGATCTTAGAAGACGGCACTTGGCTCCAAGTGACGAGCATTGGACTAGAAACCTCCGAGGTTTCATTCACAGACGATGGCAGACATCTCGTATTCTGCGATGGATTGACGCTTTGGACTGTGAACCTAGCGGACGGAACCGTCCTCACCCCAACACTCCCGTTCACCAAGCCCACTAAGGTGTTATTCTCTAATAGCCGAATCGTGTGCATCAACAACGGAACCGAACCGGTTCCAGATGATGACGTGAACACTAAGAACAGATTTTACTTCACAGAGCTACTCGATGCAAACGATTGGCCTGTACTTAACTACGCCTCTGCTGAATCCTCAGCAGATCCCATTATCGGAGCAGAAGTCCGAGAAGGGGAGATTTGGTTCTTCGGGCCAAGATCTTATGAGGTGTGGAGAGCTGACGCGAACCCTGATCTCCCATTCGCCAAGATTGGCGGGTCTAGTACAGAGATTGGCTGCGGCGCAGCAGATTCCATTTCCTCCATCTCCGGTCAAGTATTTTGGCTAGGGAGCTCAACAGCAGGGCAGAATGTAGTCTTCATGTCAAACGGCTATAATGCTCAGAGAGTCTCCACTCATGCGATTGAGTATGCCTTGAATAGTATTGGCGGTTTGACATCCGACGCGAGAGGTTTCTCGTATCAGCAAGAAGGACACACCTTCTACGTGCTGACTCTGATTACAGGCAATAGATCTTTTGTGTACGACCTCACAAGTCAGCAATGGCATGAGCGTTCGAGCCGAGATCAAGCGATTAACCAAGAGAACTTCTGGGAAGTTCTCTACACGACATTTGCATTCTCTCGCGTCCTTTGTGGCGGCTTGAAGAATGCGAGACTACTTGAGCTAGACTTAGACAAGTACACTGAGTGGGACGGACGACCTATCGTCCGACTTCAACGTGGACCGATTACATTTCAAAACCTCTCGCAGTTATTCCATACGCGCTTCACCGTGGATATGGAAACCGGCGTAGGCCGCCAAAGAGGTGAGCCGTATCTCTCAGGAGTTCAAACAGGCGAAGCTGTGAATCCTGAGCTGATGATGCGCTACTCAGATGACGGCGGACATACATGGTCAAGCCAACGCAAAACATCTGTGGGCAAGGTCGGACAATATCTCGCACGCGCAGCCTTCCGTAGACTCGGAAGATCTAGAGAGCGCGTCTATGAGATTTCCATGTCTGCTCCTGTGAAATGGCATATCCTCGGCGCACGAATTAGTGCTAAAGCGGGGATGCAGCCATGAGTTTACTTGGACCGGCCCCGATCATGAAGCCCCTCGCTGATGAGCGAGGATGGGTTCAGTGGTTTTCCGAGATCGGAAACTCCCTCGCAGGGCGCTGGGGGCAAGAGAAACGTCAGCTAGAAAAAGTAAATATTGATCCCCAACCAGACGTAGAATACCTAAATTATAAAGGGCGGGAATTAAGTTTCCTGTTTGTTTGGGAATCGCCAATTACGTTCAGTGGGAGTCAGATATTACTCAACGCACTACCAGGACAAGCGGACCTCACGATGAGGCCGGGAATGTTAGAGGTGTGGGACGACTCAACCCTAGTTGGTGGAGCGTACTGCAACGAAAGAACGATAGAATTACCAAACTTGAACTCGAATGGTCGGATTATTGTGCAGGGTTCAGTTATGACTAAGACAACCGACCCAAGGAGGAATGTATGAT